ATTCGTGGTATGGCGAATAACATTACCCAACTGGTTTCTCAAATGGGTTTTGCAGTAAAATCAACAGGGAGCTTAAAACTTGCATTAAAGGATATGTGGAAAGCCCTTATGGGGCCGCTTGGTATTGTTTTAGCTATTACTGCTGCGGTATCTGCTCTTGACTTTTTTGCTGGTGGTCAAAAAAAATCAGAAAAAGCAACTGACAAAAACACAGAAAGCCTTAAAAAGCAAATAACTCCTTTAAATAAATTATTAAATCTTTATTCATCATTGAAAAAGGTTTTATTTACGTCAAAAGATAATGAGGCTATAAACGCTTTCAATAATAACTTTCTGTCATTGGATGAAACGGTTAAGGTCTTAACAAGGAATTTTAGTGAGTTTAAGAACGCATACGATAAATTATCTGATGATGATAAGAAGAATAAAGAATCAGTTAAAGCACTTGTAGATGGTTATTCTGAATTACTTAAGTTAAGAGAGTTAGAAGAAAAGCAAGTATCAAGAATGAGTGTTCTTAGAGGGATTGTTGATAAAAAGGGTAGGACAATTTCAAGGAATGGGTTAACACGATTAAGGGATGAGGCAAAAGAACTAGACACACTTGAAAATAGTTACATAAAAACACAAAAAAGATTAATTCAGTTAGATGAATATTTCTCTAAGGCTGATAAAACCTCAGGAGACTCTGAGACTAGACTAAAGGCTTTTCAGGTTGTTACACCAGATAGCCTTGAAAAACAAGTTAAATTCAGCAAAAAGCTAATAAAAGCTATTGCTAAAGCAATGAATGTTGAATTAGGTAAAAATCCAATAGATTTAGATAAATTAATAGATTTTGAACTAAGTGATGAGACTAAAGAAGGTATAAGGAAATACAACGAAGAAGTTAAAGCATCAATGGCTTTAAAGGATGATTTAAGTGAAATTGAATCTTATGTATCAGCAACACAAGATATTTTAAGTCCTATGACTGATTTTATGAACGCTCAATTTGAAAGGGAAATGACTATTGAGTCTAATAAAACAAATGCTTTAAACAAAGAGTTAAACGATAGATTACTTAACGAAAACCTATCGAAAGAAGAAAGAGCTAAAATTCAAAATCAAATAGCTATAAATGACGAGAAATTAAGGATAAAACAGCAAAAAATAGCTAAAAAGAAATTTGATATGAATAAAGCATCAAATATAGCAAATGCTTTAATGGACACTTCGGCAGCAGCTATAGGTGTTATGAAAGATGCTCAAGGTGGTTTTTTTGCAAGATTAGCACAAGCATTACCTACTATTGCATTTGGTTTAGCTCAAGTGGCAACGATTTCAAGACAGAAATTCCAAACAGCATCAGCATCAACACCTATACGCACAAGTAGTGGTGGTGGTGGAGGAGCTTCATCAGGCGGTCGTTCAGAACCTTCGTTTAACATAGTGGGTAGGTCTAACGAAGACTTACTTATAAACACTATACAAGCACAGTTTGACAAACCACTAAAAGCTTATGTAGTATCGAGAGACGTTACTAATCAACAACAGTTGGATGGTATGATTGTAGGTCAAGCAGGTACTTAAAATAAAACAGAATAAAATAAAACAAGTTATCATAATATAAATAAGTTAAATATGGAGGGATTAGATATAATAGAATTATTTATAGACGAATCAAAAGAAGAGGATGGAATCGAAGCTATATCTTTGGTTGAATTTCCTGCTATTGAAGAGAATTTTATTGCTTTAAGTAAACATAAAGTGGAGTTCAAAACTGTTGATACAGAAAAGAGAATAATCGTTGGTTTAGCATTAGTACCAAATAAGCTCATATACAGACGTAGAGGTGATTATGAGTACAATATAACTTTCTCTACCGAAACAGTAAGAAAAGCGTCTGAACTATACTTAAAACGTCTTAAAAACAATAATACAACATTAGAACACGCTGAATTTACAGGTGGTGTATCTGTTATAGAGTCTTGGATAGTAGAAGACCCTAATAAAGATAAAACTGCTTTGTATGGATTAAATGCAGTAAAAGGTGCTTGGGCAGTTACTATGAAGATAGACAATGATGAGGTATGGGAAGATGTTAAACAAGGTAAATACTTAGGATTAAGTATTGAGGGTATGTTTAGTGATAACGTAGAGGATATTGAAGAAGTTGAAGCGAGTAGTGTATTAGAAGAGATAAAGAGGTTAATAATTCAAGGCGAACATTTAAAAGAGGATTTAGTAGAGTACCCCCACGTTATGTATAATCCTGAGACAGGAGAAAGTGTTGAAATAATGAATGAAGAAGAACACGACAAGTACACTAAAAAAGGTTGGGTACATACTAAACCTAAAAAGTATGAAGAGCAAGAACTAAAGTCTTATAGCGATTATCCACAAGGTGCAACTAACAATGCGAAAAGAGCATTAAAGTACAAAAAAGAGAACGGAAGTTCTTGTGGCACAAGTGTTGGATGGACAAGAGCAAGTCAGTTAGCCAACAGAGAGCCTTTAAGTAGAGATACTATTGCAAGAATGGCATCGTTCAAAAGACATCAGCAACATAAGGATGTACCTTATTCAGAAGGTTGTGGCGGTATTATGTGGGATGCTTGGGGTGGTTCAGCAGGTGTTAATTGGGCAATCAGCAAACTAAAAAAGATAGATAATGAGGGCTAAATATTGCAAATGTAAGAACACCTATTCTATAGATTGTGATAAGTATTCAAAGAAAAGAAAGTGTAGTACAGACGAATATTGGAAGCAAGGTATAGGTTCAATTCATAAACAACCAGAGGGGTAAAAATAAGACAGTAAAATTTTAAATAGTTATATTAATATAAACCAATAAGTATGAAAGCGACAGAAATCCTTAATAATGTCAAAGAGCTTTTAAATCTTTCTAAAGAAGAGGTAAAAGTTGAAGACATTGCAGTTGAAGAATCAGTAGAGTTATCTACAGAGGAAGTATCTGAAAAAGTAGAAGAGGAAGTAGAAGAGGTTGTACTTGCTGAGGAGTCTAAAGAAGAGGTTGTAATCGAGGAGGAAGTTGAAGCTCCTGCTATGAGTTACGCTACTTCTGAGGAGTTAGCAGCAGTAAAATCAGAGCTACTTTCTATGATTAAAGCATTAATCGAAGATAAACCAATGGGAGAAGCTAAAGAAGTTCCTGAGGAGTTATCTAAACAAGAAGAGGTTGAACTATCTGAAAATGTAGAAGAAGTTGTACATTCTCCAGAGGCTCAAATCGAAAAGAAAAAGAATTTATTATCAAACCCAAACAAATCTATGACTATCGAAGATAGAGTTAATAGAATGTTATTTAATTAAAATTAGACAAAATGGCTACTACTACAAGTATTACTACAACTTACGCTGGAGAATCTGCAGGAAAATATATTTCTGCTGCTTTACTTTCAGGTAACACTATTGCAAATGGTGGATTAACTATCCGACCAAACGTAAAGTTCAAAGAGGTTGTTAAAAGATTGGAATTAGATGGTATCACTAAGAATGGTACTTGCGACTTCAATGACACTTCAACTTTGACTTTAACTGAAAGAATCCTTGAACCAAAGGAATTACAAGTTAATTTAGAATTATGTAAGAAAGATTTCCGTTCTGATTGGGATGCAATTCAAATGGGATATTCTGCATTTGACAACTTACCATCTTCTTTCCAAGACTACTTAATCTCTTATGTTGCTGCTAAAGTAGCACAAAAGAATGAGCAGAACATATGGGCAGGAGCAGATGGCGAAGGTTCATTTGATGGATTTTCTACTTTATTAGCTGCTGATGCTTCTTTACCATCTGCACAACAAATTGCAGGAACTACTGTAACCGCTGCTAACGTAGTAGATGAGTTAGGAAAAGTGGTTGACCAAATTCCTTCTGCTTTATATGGTAGAGACGATTTATTCATCTATGTTTCTCAAAACATATTTAGAGCTTACAAAAGAGCTTTAGGTGGATTCCAAGCTAACGGTGAAGGTGCTGCTGGTGTAAATTCTCAAGGAAACAACCAAGACATCAACATCTTATACTTTGATGGTGTAAAAATCTTTATGGCTAACGGATTAGCAGCAAACACTGCGGTAGCAACTACTAAAGATAACTTACAATTTGGAACTGGTTTATTATCAGACCACCAAGAAGTAAAAGTTTTAGATATGGCTGACTTAGATGGTTCTCAAAACGTAAGAATCATTATGCGATTTACTGCAGGAGTACAGTACGGAGTTGTTGAAGACATCGTAACTTACGGAATCTAAGATTCAAATAAATAAACAAAAAGAGGGTAGGTAATTGCTACCTACCCTTTTTTTTATAACTAATAAATAAAAAATAAATATTATGGCTTGTGATATTACTTTAGGTAGAACAGAACCTTGTAAAGATAGTGTTGGAGGAATCAATGCTGTTTATTTTGTAAATTTTGGAGATATAACTGGTATAACATACGATTCTACAGATGTAGATGTGATTGATGCAGTCGCTGGTAGTCCAAACGCTTACAAATACGAGGTTAGAGGAAACTCTACCTATACAGAAAACATTCAATCAAGTAGAGAGAATGGAACTACTGCTTTTGAGCAAGTGTTAGAGTTGACACTTAAAAAATTAACTAAAGAAGACCACAATACTATTAAATTATTATCTTTCGGAAGACCAAACATTCTTGTTGAAGACAATAACGGAAATGTATTCTTAGCTGGAGCTGAGTATGGTGCTGACGTAACAGGAGGTACTGTAGTAACAGGTGGAGCTATGGCTGATATGAGTGGGTACACTCTAAGTTTTACAGGTATGGAAAAAGCACCTGCTAACTTTATTAATGTTGCATCTGCAGGTAATACTGCTGCTGAAAACATTGCGGCTGCTGGTTTTACTATTGTATAATAGTAATTTATCAGTTAAACTAAACCCTACCTTTTGGTGGGGTTTTTTTATTAAATAAAACAAAAATAAATTATTTAGTTATCATAGTATGTTAATATTACAACCAACAGTAGGAGATAAAACAATAACTATTGCACCCAGAAGTTCAAGCTTGTCAGGTGTATTTGTTTTAAACATAAGAAGAGATGGTGATGGTAAAGAGGAATCTATAACAAATGCTACTTTTAGTAATATAGTTAATTTCACTCAAGTTACTTTTCAGTCTGCAATTCTTGAAGAGGATTCTACTTATTACTTAGAAATATCTAAAGATAGTGAGCTTTGGTATAGAGACAAGATATACGTAACTTCTCAGACTGCTTCGGAAAGGGTAACTGAGAAACACGAAATAGGTAATGGCACAATTTACAAGCCTTACAGTACAGTAGATGATAACACATACATAATATAATGAGTTCAAACAAAAAGAATACAGTTAGTAAAGAATACAAAGATAGCATTAGGGTTGTCAATATGTCTTCTTACCAAGTTCCTACAATCAAAGAAGTTCACAATAAAGAGTGGGTTGCGTTTGGGGATAATAACGATTATTTTGATAATCTTATAGA